AACAAATACTATGAAAAGATTAATGAATGATTACGTGCGTTCATTTCACGGGCTGCAACCTCGCAATGGGGGGTATGAGAAATTGGTTAATAAATATCTAATGACTGTTGATAACTATGGTCTGGGATTGGGTTTGTTTTCTATATTAAAGGCATCAAAACATTTAATTAACGAAAATTTATTCAACGGTTTTAAAAGATTATTTTTAAATATGTCTAGTTTTAATGTATTTCAACGTCCGACCCCGGAAGAAGCATTTGATCGATATAAAATGGTTATAATTTTTACTGGTTTAATGGATAAATATAATATGCATATTGGTGATAATGAATTGTTGGAAAAGGGAACAGAAAAGAAAGCGGAAGAAAAGGAAATAGCAAAATTACCCAAAGCCACTAAGAAAGCCATTATTGAATTGGTAGAAGAATGTGCGGATGGAAAAGAACGTAACCCGAAAACTCGTCGTTGTGTTGATAAATGCAAAGAAGGTCATTCAAGAGATGCTGAGTTTAAATGTAAGAAAAACAAAACTCAAAAAAACAAAAAGGTATCAAAATCTGTTGAAATTGCAAAAGAGAAAAGTCCTGAAAATAAACCTTCCCAGGAAAAGAAATGTGCGGATGATAAAGAATTAAACCCTAAGACAAATCGTTGTGTGAATAAATGCAAAAATGGATATGCAAGAGACGCGGATTTTAATTGTAAAAAAACTAAATAGAAATGATAACATAATATGATATTTTATCATTTTCCGGGCTATCGGGTTTGAACCGATGACCAATAGATACCTATTAGCATACACAACTACAGTCTATTGCTCTACCACTGAGCTAAGCCCGGATTTGTTGCCCCCAATAATAATTGTCGGAGTGGTTTTATATTATTTTTTCATTAATTTCTTTTTGGATAATAATAGTCAAATACTGTGCTGAATATATAATCGTTATGACATTTGGGACAACACCCGCCCAATAAATGCATATTTGGTAATGTATAAAATTCACCGTGAATACGACACGTAATGCACACTTGACGATTCGGACTATCGTAATATGTATTACTATAACTATACCATCTACCGTGAACTTCGCGCGCTGCACGAATAAAACTGTATGTATTCATTCTGTTGATAATATATTATCCTACCATAAAAAATATATTATCAATCAATTTTATTTTTGTAATCTTTATTCAAATATTTTAAAATCCTGCGTCATAACCATCATCATCATTGCACGCTGGTGTATTGTGCGACTTAATTGTCTCCAAATTATTACGAATAATTATATTATTTTTCGAACAAGCGCTAGTACTATCTTCAATTTGACCAAATATTTTTTCAATTTCTTGTCTAGTATCTTTGGTGGTTACCTCAACATCTTCCATATCCTTCATCTTCTCCATATCAAGAACTAGTTGGAATGATCCAGTGCCAAATACACCCATTTGTCCCATCATCACATTCGCAGAAACACCGCGCATATGGTCAAAATCCGCGTGTCTGGACGCTTCTAATAATACTTCTGTATGAACCTCAAATGTTGATTTTGCAATTGGACCAATATCATCATTTAAGATACCAGATCTGAATATTGCCACCATATTTTCAGTTGATGTCATACGGTCACACAACAAACTTAGATGGTGATAGTTAATATATACATCAGCAAACTCCATCACCTCTACCAATTCATTATATAATACTTGGCGAGCCGCCTCAATACCAAGAACATCATAAGTTTCTTGAATATCATTGCAGAATGTACGGTTGGCATCAATGAAATCAATCGCTAGCATTTCCATCAGATTTGAACCAGTTGTATCCATAATCCAGATATCCTTACGAACATATTTTCCGTCTTCCTTGATAACATAATTCTGTAACTTGCGTGGCAAAACATTCGTAATACCACTAATGCCACGCAACACAATGTTATTAAGAAGATTCTCTTGAAAATTTCGTAACATATAAATATCGTCTGATTGATCAAGTGCATTCGGCACACCACGCACCTTTTTACCTTTGCTCAGAATCTTTTCGTTTAATCTGATTCTGAAAATTAAATTATTCGCATTGTAATCGGCATATACACAAGAAACATCATCACCGTGAGTTGAATTAATCGCAAAATGAATATCATCCATTGTAATATTCTTTTCCAATAGTGTTTCTGTGTCCATTTCTATACGAATAATCCACTTTGATTTCGGATTTGCAGCATCTTCTTCTGTTTCCATACATTCATTTACCATTTCTTCGAATTCATAGAACTGCTCAATTAATTCCTTATCGTCCAGAATATTCGTTGATTTATCATTTGGATCAAAGCAAATCTGGACTGACTTTACTACATCAACCAAACGTGTATGTTCTAACATATTCGCAAATTGAGTTGCTCTATCCTTTTCTTGTTCATCAATCGGCAACATATGAACGGTAAGAGATGGATTCTTTGGATTCTTTGTAAGACGCAAAATCTCCTCAATTCTTGGCACACCACGAGTAACATTCGACTTCGATGAAACACCTGATAAATGGAATGTATTCAGTGTTAATTGTGTAGTTGGTTCGCCAATTGATTGACCAGCAATCACGCCCACCATTTCACCTGGATGAACAATGGATTGCTTATACTTTAATAGTATGGTCTCCAACAACATAATTAATGCTGCGCGATGGAATCGCTTGTTAATCAGTAAGTCTTTTGGTGTTAAATAAAAGTAGTACATTATTTCAAACAAAGCAGTTGGCTTAACAAAATGGATTTTATTCAACTTATTATAGTATTCCTCGATTAAGTCAAACGCTTCTAATGGAGTAATGTCAATAATTGTGGAAGAATTCAAATGCAATTGACCTTGGATATTTGCAATAGTACTTTGAAATGCTACTGGCAATTTTACGCCATTATCGTTCTTATTGCGGAACACCGACTCAACAATTATATCTCGCGCAGTTATAAACTTTTCAATATACTTTGCACATCTTGCCTTTGTATCTGCACGCTGTTTCTTCAATCTTGTAGATGCGCCCTTGCCATAGACATTGATAGAATCCGATGTTTGGTCATTTACACCAATAATATCATAATGCAAGTAAATATCTTCGGTGCTCATTCCAACCAAAGGTATCGTTTGATTTTCTGTTTTGGTTGATTCAAATCCATCATCTCCATATGCAAATTGGATAATTTTGCCCTTATTATTTCTAACAGTCATATCATATTCAACTTTCAAATCCTCCAATCCCTTAATTAACCTACGTTGAATATAACCAGTCTGTGAAGTCTTTACCGCAGTATCAATTAGACCGATACGGCCACCCATTGCGTGGAAGAATAGTTCTGGTGCAGTTAGACCGGAAATATAGGAATTCTCAATAAATCCACGTGCATTCGGAGAATCGTCAAATTTGTTAAAATGAGGTAGTGTTCTGTCATCAAAACCATATTGAATACGTTGTCCATCAATATTCGTCTGTCCCAAACACGAAATCATCTGCGAAATATTAATAAGCGTACCCTTTGAACCAGAATTTACGATCATAAGGAATCGATTATCTTTGCTCAATGATTTACGACTAATTTTACCTGCACGATTAGTAGCCTCATTTAGAATATTATTTACATTTGTCTCAAACTCTGCGTAATTTGTAGCAGATGTGTTATTTTCAAATGTACCCAAGTGAACACGTTCGATCAATGATTGCACCTCCTGTTTCTGTTTTGCAATTTCTTGAATAATTGCATCTTGGGTCTTGCGGTTTGCGACCAAATCACTAATACCCACACTGAATGAACTTGATTTCATATACTCTGTTACAATGTTTTGCATATCATCGATAAAATCGCACGCTTGTATATTTCCGAAATCATTATTTACTCTATGAATAATTCCCTTACTCGCTGACCCTAACACTGATTTCTCTATTTGACCGCGAAGATATTTTCCGTTACGTATTTCTAATACATTATGTGATGTTGCGTAATCTTCATCTTCATCAAATAACTTTGTTTTATATTTCATTGTAACGGGAGGCAAGATTTGAGATATCACATCTAGACTTGATATCTTACCATTCTTACCTGATGATGCTTCTCTAAGTTCATTCACATTCACTTTCGGGAACATCATCAACAAATTCATCGCATCACGCGGTGTAAAACTTATGTTTGGACGCGTTATACGATACGACCCCAATAATGAATCTTGGTAAATACCAATGATCGGGGCGTTACCTGCCGGACTAATCATCTGATACGGAATTGCAGCCAGATGTCTTAGTTCGGTTTCCGCCAGAACATTCTGGGGCATGTGCATATTCATCTCCCTTGTTTATTTGGCTGCATATATGCAGTCAAATACCCCCAAAGTCTCCTAAGGGGACGGACTATACCTTGTGCCTTATCAGGTTGGTTAAACCTTCATTTAAGACCCGTAACCGTCTAGTCTCTGAACCTTCTCCATATCCTATCATAGCGGACTTAGGAGCTTGGCTGCGGATTGCCTAATCCCCAGACATTATTACCATTGGGTACGGCTATTAACCGTGTTCCCCTTATAACGTTTCCATTACAGGGTGGTAGTCTGGGGCTCTAAAGGGTTTCCCGATTCAATTTGGCTACGTTGCCACTCTTTTAAAGAATGACTAGATGATTATATTAGTAGAATGTACCTATGCGAAATACACCTACCAGTAGATATTACACCTTTTTCCCCACTAAGTCTTATCTACAACTTAGCAGGCGGTCATCTGTTCGGGACAAAATTTATCCCCATCAAACGGCTTACTCCAAAGGTTTCCCAGTGGGCCGGACTGTATCTTAAGCAAACTCAAGCTGATTAGGCTATCATCATTCACCCATACCCGTTCAGTCTCTGAACGCCTGTCATATCCTATCATAACGGACTTAGACAGTTACGCTGCTGATTGCCCAATCCTTAACATTATTACCATTGGGTACGGCTATTAACCGTGTTCCCCTTATAACGTTTCTGTTACAGGGTGGTAGTTAAGGCTCTAAGGGTGTCCCAGAACAACAAGGTATGTTGCCGTTGTTATAAACAACGACTAGGGGGTATCAACCTTTTCAGTCCCCCTGTTGCCAACCTTGATATTTTATTTTTTTATGCGAAAATAATTATCTAACTGCATATTATGCAGTCATAGTCGATCGGCATTGTAAGGCTTTGTGTCCCCGACGTTCATACGAAAGGTATCACCTCTCTTCATAATCTTGACGATATGACACATCATACTCATCCTATGAAGACTAGGCTGTCTATTAAACAGCACGGCATCACCATCCATCATATGACGATGGACGATGTCGCCATTATCC